CGTTAATCTTCACACGGGGGAACAACCAAGTGTAGTCCGAGAGACCCGTGGGATCATCAACAATAACCTGAAGTGCAGTCTGAGTTTCATCAAGGAAACGGGTGATCAGTGCGGCATCTTCAAAGTAAGCAGTGATGGTTCCTTCAACAGTTGCCATACCATACTCAAGTTGTGGCGTAGTAGAAGAGCCTACAACAAAGGTAGGGGCAAGTGCGTTGTTGATGGTGAAGTCGATACCAGTTACGATAGCAGCAGCAGTCAGAGTGCCACCAGCAGTACCAATGGACAGAGCACCAGAGTAAGAGTCAAAGGGTTGGTTAACCGAAGCTGCGGTCTTAACAGCATCCACAGACGTACCAGAGATGGTCATGTCCTTACCGACCATGCTGAACGTACCTGTAACCATTTGGTTAGGACGAATGGATACAGCAAGAGACGATACAGACATACCCGTGAACAAACGGAACTGAGCGATATCCGTGGCTGCATCTTCAATGGAGAAGAACTTGGGGGTTGTACCAACCTTCAGGACGTTGGTTGCAAAGGTGTTGAAAAAGGCGCTTTCAAGGAACAGGTCATAGTCACCTTTACGAAGGTCAGCTACAATGTCACCAGCAACAGAACGGTTGCCATGACGGTCAACACGAACCATACGATCAGGTTGGATATCGTTACCAGTCACACGCTCTTTAGTCAGGTTCAGAGTGTGGGTGGTGTAAGGGAGTTGGACTAGAGCCGGGGTTGCAGGAGTAGTCCCGAATGTAACTTCAGGTACATAGGAAAGGCCAGCGCGGCTACCTTGAGAGAACGGCATATTTAGTTTCCTTTATCAATAATAAATATACCAACCGACAGTGATTGGAGTGCAGTAGAAGGGAGAGTCAAGGAAACTCGTCCTGACTTCAGAGTAATCAATCGACACAATCGTAGGACTACCAAGAAGCAGCCTATCCCCAGTTTCTAGAAGAATGTCGTCACCGCCCTCTAGTAGAATTGCATCCGTGGGATTAGTGTACAGGATATCTGTTGTTGCATTGAAACGGTCAAGCAGTAGGTCTGCAAGATCGTAGCCAGCACCGGGACCCATTCCTTCAGGGGTGCAGATGAGGATACTGTAAAGCCCATCATATCTCTGTTGTGGATTTAAGCCTCGTACAGCGGCTCTACGAGATGTGGGTACTAAGTCAGCCTTAACGAAGGGTGTACCTGTGGTGGGCTGATATGGGACGTTCTGACGGGCAATGGCAGGGATACCTACCGTTCCTGAGAGATGAGTGTCAAGGCAAGCCCTAATGTCATTGATGATTGTCATTGGCTACCTCTGACTTGATTGATAGCATCTTGTAGGTGAAGCTTAGAGCGATTTCTTACAGAGCCATAGACATGATAGCCGTGCTTATATTCAACTACATTTGCGTGTGGTGCATTGTTAGTCATGTAAACGGTAGTCTGGTCTTTAGGGATAGCAGCAATGTCACTCTCTAATTGAGCCAGAGCCTCTGTTGCTTTAGCCCCAGCATCTTGATTCTTAGGTTTGTTGTCAGAAGTCCTAGATCGACCAGCACCCCTTGTTGTAGTAATAGAGTGAGATGTGATGTAGGCACCTGTGTCAACAAAGGGAACAGACGACCTAACCAAGTCTTCTGCCACGGCTTGAAGAAAGACAGTTCTAACTTTATCTAGGTCTTGTTCAACCTTCTTAAGGTCAGCAGCAAGTGAGCGTTGAACCATATCATTCCCTCACTTGCAACAGATAGCACATGGTGGCACTACCCGACTTAATCTCCATAACCTTGACAATATCTACTGTGTCACCAAGTCCAATGATCTGGTCTGTGGCATCAGGTTGAGGTGTGGCAGACCCACTGACTTGGTTGCTATCAAGGACTACCCGTCTATCACCACGAAGGATAGAGTTGCCATCAACCATATCGGGCGTATAGTCGTAGAAATAACCACGTACAGCGTAGTCAGTGTTCGTCTGGGTAACTGACCCTGTATCGCTATCATAGGCACTGGCGGCTCTCTTACGAAGCGTCAGGCTAATGCCATGCTCTTTAATCAGTTGTCGTAGAGTGTAAGGATCAAACGCCATTAGGTTCATCGGTGATATATTGATCAACCGCCTCTACGTTATCAAATTGGTCGATGGTGAAGGCAGGCTTGACCCTATCGGTATTCTCACGAGCAGAGGTCATGTCGATAACAGAGATGCCACCACCAAAGGCTCCAAGGGCTTTACCAGAGGTCTTCTTACCCTGAGCTTCAATCTGGATCGACAGTAGCTGGTACTGCTTGACACGATCACTATACTTTGCGCTAAGTGCACCATCAAGTTGGGTATCAACCATCCGGCTGAACTTAGCTGCAATAGCCTTACAAATCCATGACCCAGCATAGTAGACGTTATCGCCAACTTGCTCTAGGGCAAAAGTAATCTCTTCGTTCTGAACAAGTTGGTCTGAAGTATCAGTATCACCAACAAGTAAACGGACGGTGTTGAGACGACCAGAAGAAGTCGTAGTATTCAAATCTGCTACACTATATGACCACGCCATAGTCGTCCCTCACTTAGTTTTCCATTTCCCCATAAGCACTGCGCCACCTACGAATAAGACCAATCTGTTTATCTTTGATCTTGCTTGTGGCACATTTCTTCTGAAGGAACTCTTTATTCGTCTTAGCTTTTAGCTTGACTTTACCATTGATATTGTCAACAAGCAGATGGAGTTGGTCAACAGAGTATTCCTCTAGGCCATCACCAACAGAAATCTTCTTTACAGCTTCTTCTTCAAGTTCTTCGTTGTGGTGAAGATAGTCTTGAAAGAACAGCGTCTGGATAGTCTCATGTGGTGTTCCAAAGAACTCCCACGGGAAACGATCCCCGCTTCTCCAAACCTTTCCCGCCCCGTTAAATCCATCAATTTTGACGAACACGGGACGGGAAGGGTTGAAGAAGGAGAGAATGTGTCGGGTCATCCTTCCTTCTCCTTTTATTAGGCTACGACAGTGGCGATGAAGGCACCCATGTCCGACGACACAACTTTGTGGTCATAGGCCAGATTGGCTTCCAGAACTTCAGCCACACCGTCGATGGCGAGATAGTCACCACGATACGACTTGATCGTGATACCATGACCCGAAGCGTTCTCAAGGTCATCCCAAGTGAAGGTGTAACCAGCCGAAGGAACCATCAGACCAGCCGCACGAGGACGGTAGTAGAAAGCTGCCGACTTGCCACCAATGAAGGCGTTCGATTCAGTCAGACCCTCAAGAGCCGTGTTCTTCACGGTCTCCATGACGAGGAACTCTTCCACACCGAAGATTTCAGCCAGCTTGGCATCCGTCACCAGAGCGGTGTTCGTCACGGTAGCACCACCGTTCAGGCGGGCGAGGATCGACGGGTTGTTCACCAGAGCGTCACGGACCTCTTTACCGACAACCATGACGTTGGGCTTGAAGCCACCCGACTTAAGCTGCATGGTACGCATGATATTCGTCACATCAGCAATCGGGGTCGAGTTCGTGTAGTCAGACCACTGACGAACTTGGTTGGTCGACGGGGAACCCGAAACACCAGCCCAATCCGTACCCCAGATCGACGCACCAAAGTAGGACGTGGCCCACTTGATTTCACGGTCGATCAGCAGTTGGTGGGTCAGCATCTGAGCACCAGCCGAGCGGATGTCCAGAGCCGCATCCTCGTTAGCCAGCGTGTCGAAGTCGAAGTCGGTTGCCAGCGAGAACACGTCAGCCGAGTACGTGTCGGTCGAGAGGCTCATACCAACACGCGGGGCTTGGGTACGGGGAGCACGGGGCTGGACCTGACCAACGCGGTTGAAGTCAGCACGGTTGTAGATGTAGTACTTGTCGGTTTTCTTAGCAACTGATACCTTCGGGAAGACACGATCAGCAATAAAGCCGTTAGCATCTTGCAGGAAAGCAATCGTCAGGTTGGTAAGCGGTGCGTCGATATGAACGGCGCTAGGAGTCAGCATAGCCATTTGTGGTATTCCTTATTAAACTAGATTAGGCTGCGGCAGCTTCAGCGCGCGACAGTTCGACCGTGATGATTTGACCAGCAGCGCCTGCTTCCAAAGCATAACCAACGATGATGTTGGTCGAGGCGGCTTTCTTAGCTTTGCCAGCAGAGTCGACAGCCACAGCATCACCACGAGCAATACCACCAGCAGAGCCAACCAGAACCGTCACACGGCCATCATAGGCCACAGTCACAGCTTGGTTAGCGCCAGTAGCAGCTTGCAGAACCACACCATCAGTGCGGACGCTTGCAGCGCTATTATCCACTTGACCATCAGCGGCCAGAGAAACAAAAGTGAATTGAAGGACAGCCGAACCAGAAACGTAGGTGCGGGTGCTCATGTCTTCGTAAAATGCCATTTGAAAGGCTCCTTATTTACTTCTTGTAGGTTTCAAGCAGAAGGGATTTTCCTTCAGCAGTTTTGATGACGGCAGCATACGCTTTGTAGAAGTCTTCCTTCTTCTCCTCTTGACGGAACTTAACCATGTCGTTAAGTTTGTCAGCAGCAGTTTTGAGGTCGTTCTCTGCGTCCGTTTTGCCAACTTCTTGGAAGATGCCAGCAAAAGCAGCATCAGCGGCACGAAGGATTGCGAGAAGAACTTCATCTTCACCAATCGACTTCAGGAGTTTACCACGCTCATCAGCAGTCCCCTTAAAGTTCGGGAGAACCTTTTCGGCGCGTTTACGGAGTTCTTCACCCTCACGGGCTTGTTGCAACTCTTCTAGTTGTTTAAGGACGGGAGCAGGAATAGCGGACTTAGCCACCATCTCACCACCAACCTCAATAGTCTCTTCAGCGGGTTTAGATTTCTCAAGGGACTGAGCCTCAAGCTTACCGACTTCGGATTTAAGGGTTTCGATTTCTTCCAGAAGCATCTTGTTCACTTCTTCAAGCGATTGAGCTTCTGCTTTCCATGATTTACGAGTGGGTTTCTTATCGCCCTCTCCGTCCATCATCTCTTCCTCGTCGTCTTCACCATCGACTTCGATTTCGATCTTCTTCTCTTCCTTCATACCCTTTTCAAGGTCCAGATCGAGTTCTTGCTTTTCCATGTGTTCCCCTTCAGGGCTGCTCTTAAAGATGGCGACCTTAGCGAGTGGGTCATCACCCAGATCGACCAAGGAAACTTCTTCAAGCTCCAAGTTTACGAGTTCGGTGGGCATTACACCATCTCCTTCAATGCTCTTCCCCCGATAGAGAAAGCTGCTAGTTTACCGCTTTTAACATCTTGCCACACCTGTTCATCGTGAACTTTGATAGCAATAATCCAGCCTTCGCGGTCAGACTGAATACCCAGAGCCTTTGCAACATCATTTGTCAGAGGCATGGAGTGGATAACTTCACCGATACTTTCGCCAGAGTGCATTCTCTTGGCTGTACGCACGGAGAGCATAAAATTAGTGGCTGCTTTAGCCAGTTGGTCAGCACGGATAAACTCTCCACTATGATCAAGGCTAACTTCGCCCTTTACTGTGGCAACATAGGCCCAACCAAAGGCGAGACGCTCTTCATCAAGCTGCTTGACGATTTGACCTTCGATGTGGACTTCTTTGGTCATGTCTGATACTGATGTACCAGCTTCCCACATACGACAGGACCAGTAACGAGCAGAGGTCTTGTCCGAAGCTGTATCGCAAGAATGACGAGACCGGAAGTTAGCACGAGCATCAGGATCATCACGGCGAATCTCCATGTTGGGATCACCGAAAGTGACTTTTTTGACACCATCACCGCTCTTGACATATACCCCAAACTTCTTACCTGAACCTTCAGGAAGTCGGAAGGGTTTATCAAGAGTGACTTCTTTACCTTGATGCATGGCCTTCTGTGTGGCGCTCTTAGCTTGGGACCACGCACCAGCAAAGGCACGGCTCTCTGACATGCCCTCTTGTTCCATCATGGAGTTAAAGACATTACGGAAGACAGATTGTTGGTGAGCAGAGAGTTTACCACGAACAGCTTTGGGTAGTTCATCAACTGAAGCATAAGGCATCTAGATCACCAAGTCGTTAGGGGTGTGCGCTTCCATGTGTTTGTTGCAACACAAACGTAGAAGTAGCTGGCATCAAAAGCGTTATCACCTTTACGACCAGTTGAGGTTGCAGTGGCTGGGACAGCTTGCCAGATATCCTCAATGCTAGGTCTTACAAGGATGGTTCCGTTGTTAGCAGCATTAACTACAGCAGCTACAGAGACCACATTATTAGGGTATTCAGGTCTTGTAGCAGTAAAGCCGCCAGACACTGTTGGGCTTGCATAGAGTATTTGACCATCAGTGAAAGCCGAAGTGTTTACTCCACGAACTTCACCAAAGTAAGAAACAAGTCCATTTGCACCATTGGCAATACTCTCAGCAGTTACACCCATAAGGGTATGGCTGTCATATGTGCCATTAGCCAAGAAGGGTGCAGCCAGAAGGATACCACTATTACCAAGGCTACCAGCAAAGCGAACCACAGTCCCAACAGGGATAGTAGTGCCAGTAGAGTTACGAACCCGATAGAAGACATCCTGACCAACGTGCGTGATCACACTGCCACCATTGACACCGATAGCAAGAGTGTTAAGGGTTGCATCCCAAGTCAACTGACCATCAAGAGGGTTAGCAAGAACATTGGTGGTATCAAAGGCCATGTAGTCGATAGACTTGAAAAACTCTTCACGGGTAATCTTCTTTGTGGTAGCTACAGAAGTATCTACGATGGCAAGAAGGTCGTCCTGTGCAGCACCAGCACCCGTAAGGGCTGTCAAGGCAGAGATTTTAGTATCAGCCATTAGGTACAGCCTCCGGATTTACTTCTTGTGTGGCTTGTTGCAGTCTTTGCTCATAAGCATCTTTGTCAAAGTCAAGCTCTGCAATGTTCATAAGGTTGTCAACAAGTTCAGGATGGTCCTTGACTTCAATCCCTGCACCATTAAGGTTACGAAGGAACGAAGCGATTTCACGCAGATCGTGCGGAGCAACATCTCCTGCCACAAGCTTAGGCATAGTTTCCCAAGGAAGGCCATTCAGTTGCCAGATACGCTCTACAAGCTGCTTGTTGAGAACATCCACAATGTTATTGATGTAACTCTCAAGACTACGAAGAAACAGGTCAGTCTTAGTTTTGGAAAGGGCATAGGAACCAGAGCCAGAACCCAACATGAGGAACTCAGCCATAAGGCTACGAGCGATGTCGTGTTGATAACGCTTAACCACAGGGTCAATGTCAATCGACCGAGAGCCGTTAGCAGTGATCAGTTCAATATCCATAAGACGCTGGTTAGTAGGTTTACCATCAGCATCAACATAGAGGTCAGAGGGAAGCAGCGCATAACCCTGATCGTTGTTCTTCAGATCACGGAGGATACGCTCAAACTGGCCCCTGAGATTGGCTTGGTCTGTTGTGGCATCTGAACTCAGATACTCCGCAGGCATACGGCCAACAGGAACTCCATGTAGCTCTCGCTCAATGGCCACGGCTTCATAATTCTGTATCTTGTTGAGATAAGTATAGCTGACATATGCGTTCCTAAGAACTGAGCGACCAGAAGGGTCATTATTCAAGCTTGTGGTTCTGTAGTAGACAGACTTCTCAACGGGGATCATTACTGGGAGTTTACCCCAAGTGGCTTCTTGATACATTCCAAGGACTTCCCCAGTCTCTTGGTTAATCTCAAACTTCTCAACTGTCCAAGGGGCACGGATGGCGATCTTCTTGATACCGATACGTCCGTCATTGAACTTGGAGTTCTTCTTGGGGCTACGGAAGTCACCTTCACGGCGCTTATAGATAACTTCAAACCACCCAAAGCCATAAGTCAGATAAGACAAAGCTTCGGAGATGTGGTCATCAAGACTTTCGTCCATGTCATCTAGTACGGACTTAAGGAAATCAGCTTCGCGTTTAGCTTCTTCGCTATCGTCAGCAGGCTTAATCTTGATTTCTACATCTCGCAGGGTTTGTTCAACTGCATACATGATGGACCCAATAATGGCATTCCCGTCACGCATCTCTTTGTACTTTTGAATACCACGCTTACCTTTGAGGTCTTGTTGGTATTCGTCTGCTCGGATATCGCCTGTGTAAGTATTACGGCCAGACACACCGAGCGTCATTTTAGCAGATGTTTCTGACAACTTATTCATAGGAGATTACTCTTCTGTAGTTTCTTGTACGGTAAGCCCGTTGGCGGTAATCGCGTCGAGGAAGTGGGTATGCGGATCGCCAGTGACCCGCCAATCATACACCAGCACATCAACAAGCGGCTGCACCTCCGGCGCGGGGTTTTCCACCATATCGATGAAGCCCGCCGTCACGTCCGCCCTACAGCCCCAGTGCGTGAGCGTATCGCCTGTGCAGAGCGGAATGCTGTAGGTGCCGGGGTCAGCCCCCACGGGTTGCCAGCCCATTTCAGCGGAGAGGTCGTTGCCTGCGTCACGGTAGGCTGCGGGCAGGATCAGGACTGCGGATGTGTAGTCTACCATCGGGCTTACTCAGTCGCTGGCAGGCTGGCGTTGAACGCTGCACGGGCCGCTGCGATACCCTCGTCGGGCGTGGCTGCGCCGTACTGAGCCATATATGACAAGGCCGCGCAATTCATCACCATGTCCACATAGCCCTCGCTATCGGCAATGGCGGTGGTGGGCTGCACGTAGTCGGCTACGGTGGTGACGGTGTACTCAGTCATTGGTCGTCTCCTGCGGTTGGGTTGCAGCTTCCAGTTTGGCGAGAAGCGTGGCGGCGTCTTTCACAGCGCGAAGGCCGAGAGCCTTGACGCCAGCGTCCAGCAGCCCAGCAAGGGCTTGGAGTTCATTGTCGGTGAGTTCGATGGTGGTCATGTTAGGTTCCTACTACAACGGCACCAAGGTTATTCCACAGAATGCCGGGGCCGGGGTTTGATGTGGGAAGTCCAGAGATATGCAAGACGTTGCCGGATACGCCTGTGCCTGCGCCTTCCGGTTTGATCTCAGCCACGCCAGCCGTACTCATGGTCTTGGTCAGGCGACGGTAGTTTGACCCGTCAGTATAGGTGCCGTAGAGGCGGCTGGCTTGTGCGTTCGCGCCGTTGCGTTGTGCGAGGGTGTGCGTCGTGGAGCCGTCTTGTTGCAAGAACGTAACAGGGCCTGTAGAAATTCCGAAGCCAATAGCATTTACAGCCCATCCCGAGGTGGTCAGAAAGGCGTAGGAGGTGGTCCCAATCGAAAACGGGAGTGTGGTTCCCGTCGTTACTTGAAGTCCGTAAGGGTCGCTTATGTTTACCGAGCGTGTACCTGTGCGAAAGTAAATCCCTTCGCTCTTATCCACACGGAACCTACTCACCCCACCAACCTGAAGATCCATCAAGCTAGAGCCAGCAGCCGATGCGGTGTCTGTTACGTTCAGCTTGATGCCGGTGAAGGTGGTGGCACCATTGGTCCACGCGTCGCTGAGGTCGTATATGTAGGCCATTATGCTGCACTCCTCTTGGCGCGACCGTGGTTGGGATGAAACCCAAGTTCTGTGAGCTTCTGATCTCGGACACGCATTGCGTCTTCCAAGTTAGTATACGTCCCAAATGCCTGCCCGGCCAACCGCACTCGGAAGTTCTTTGACCCAGAGCATTTGTTGATGCCAATCTGGCCGGTGAAGGTATTGTTGGACACGCAACGGTTCTTGACGTTGTCGGTATGGCTCACCTGACGCAGGTTCTCTGGCCGGTTGTCTGCCGGATCGCCGTTGATGTGGTCAATCTCGTCGGTCGGCCATTCTCCACGGGTCATTGCCCAGACAATCCTGTGAGCCTTTACAGACTTCCCTAGCAACATCCCTGATCTGTACCCGTCGTTGTTGCGAGAGGCGAAGGCCTCTTTTCCCGCCAACCTAGAGTTGGTCGAACGGTAAATTCGGTAACAACTGAAGTGCTTCTGGTCCCGGTGCTTCCAGTGCAATACGCCCGTGCGTATACACAAGATAAGGTGCTCGTGGAGTTCGGCAGGAGAACAAGGTTCAGCCATTACACGGTTCTCCGTTCGATGATGGAATTGGCGCGGTCAAGGATGGTGTCGCCGCTGCGGGTGTAGATGTTCGGTGAGATGGACTTGGCTACGTCTACCTCTGCGGTCTTGTCGCTCAACCAGAGTTCGGTGTCGGTGATTTCCCCGGCGGATGCGGCTTTGCCGACGACAATTATTCCGTAGTCTTTTCCGTTGAACGGGAGCGTGGCGTTGTTGCGGCGACCGAAGTAAAGCGGGGCATTGGCGAAGTTTATCGACGGCGATGGGCCTAGAAAAGCCGACCCCTTGGTGGCAACAGCGCCGTTTGCCCTAAGCTTCAATTCATCGTCAAGAGTAGCGCCCGCATAGTCATAGAGCGCAGACAGCACGTTATTGATTGGCGCTGAGTAGGTTATGTAATTCTGGATACTGTTGCCGCTCGCATTGCGCATCCCGAGGGTATAGTCCGCGCCGATGCCCCATGAATGCCAAAGCCCAAGCCATCCAGTTGTCCCCGGCCCCGCTCCAAGTTCAGCGATTGAACCCTCCCCCGCATTGCTATTCTTCCTCACCCCCGCAAACACGCTCATCTTATCCGTGCCGGTGAAATTAATCGCCGCCGTGGACATGCTGCTGTTGAAGCCGTCGTATTGCAGGTAATGGACCGTGGCGACGCCGGATTCGGTGATATCGTAGGCTGTGGTGACGCGCTGGTACGCGGTGGCGGTGGAGCCGAGTTCTAGTTGAGCGCCCCAGATGAGGATGCCGGATGTGCCGTCTCCGGTGTACGAATAAACGCTTGGCGATCCGCTTGTGTAGGAGTTGTCTAGCGGCCAGAAATCAACCCGAATACTGGCGGAGGTGTCCTTTATCTCAACGCGATAGAAGCCGTTTGCGGCGGCTGCTATTGATGCGGTCAAACCGCTGACGGTAATAACGGAACCCGCACCAGAAAGGTCAAATGCGGCGTAGTTGCCAATTGCACCATTTCTGAAGCCAAATTTGCTGTAGCCAGAGGGCTTTACCCACAGCGAAAGCGTGTACCCACCAGACGTTGTAAACGTGCTGGAAATGATAACCCTGTGTTCCGGGCTTAGCGTTGCGGCGGGGGTAAACTTGTCCGCAGTCGCGCCACCCAATGGGTCTGTTTCCGACGTGGAGGTGATGCTGCCGTTTTGTTTGGTCCAACCCGCATTCCCGAAATCCTCACTCCAAGTCAGCAGATTCCGCCTGCCACCCTTCGGCTCGATCCCATACGTCGGGCGCGCGGCGTCGGTTGGGGCGACTGCGTGGTTGCCGGGGAGTTCGCGGACGGAGATGTTGTCGATGCGGACGCCAACGCCAGTTGAAGTCAGAACGCCAAGGCGACTGCCAGACGTGACAGCCTAATCACGGCGGATAGCCTCA